CGCGCGCGCGCGCGTTCGTACTTGAACGATTTCCTCTCGTAGCACCGGAAACCTCCCGTGAGAACGAGCAGATCATCAATCAGGAGATGTGATCTGCAAGGCGACGGACAAGGCAGAGGACGTCCGATCGCTGAACCTGTTGAGACACGCGCCATGCGTGTCCTTCTCCAACTGCCGGGTGGGGGTTTTAGGGGGAGGGGATTCGCGCTGTCAATGGGGGGTGGATCTGAAAATCACTACTATTCATCAGATCGCTGCATATGCAAGCCCGAAACGAAATCGGCGCGCCCCCCGGAGAGGACGCGCCGACGAAAGGGAAATCGTGTTGTCAGCGCAGGGCCGCGCCGCGTTCCGCGATGATAGCCCGCGCTGCCCGCCGCGTCACGTCGAACCTCACAATCGGATCGACGCCCTCCCAGCGGTACGCGCGCCGCCGGATCGTCTTCGGCGTCACGCCGACCGCCAGCGCGTGGATGTGCCGCGTCGGCGCGAGGTCGTCCGGCATCAGGTCGAGCACGACGCCGACCTCGGCCAGCCGACGAACCTCAGTCGGGAGCGACACGTCGTCGCGGATGAGCCGCGCCACGCGCAGAGACTCGCGCAGGCCGAAAGGCTTGAACACCCGCTCGTCCTCCTGCGCGACGTCGAGTTGCGACCGGATCGACGCCGTGCCGGGTTCCTCGAGCCGCCTCATTGCGTCACCTCGTCTTCGTCGTTCTTGCGGAAGCAGTCCCAGCCGCGCTCTTCGGCGATCGAATCTACGGTAATGTTGACCACCAAGCCCATGCTTTGCCTTCGGAAAGACTCGTCGAGACACCACGCTCGCCGCGCCTTGTCAGGCTCGGAGAGTGCATCATCGAGCAACCAGTTGGTTGCTTCAAGTTCGGCGTTGGCGTTGTCGCAATCAAATTCCCATTCGTCGCGCTCGGCGATCGCTTTGTCGCGCTCCTTCTCAAGGAACGCAACCGCGTCAGCCCATGCCGGGGCGTTCTGCCATCCGAGCGCCGACCATTGGCTCTGCGGCTGTCGGAGCCATCGTAGCAGCCCAGCGACATCGGGCGAGTACGACGGCGCGGGTGGAGTGTTTCCGCGCATCTTCATGCCATCACCTCCTGCTTGATGATCTCCATGACGATCTCGCGCTTGCCGTCATGCTCGAGCCTGACGAGCGTCGGCTCCTCGAAGGCAAGGTTCGCCTCGATGCCGCTGGCGATGGTCGGCTCCTTTACCGCGATCGGCGCGTGGCCCTCGACGTCCACCCGCCACACGTCGCCCTTCGGTCCCTTGACCCGGGCGATCTTCGCGGTCTTCGGAATCAAGAACGTGTCGTCGCCCTTCGGCAGCGGCGCGGGCGTCTCGGCCTTGCCGGAGTCCAGCAGTTTCCGCACGTCCTCGCGGCGCTCCTCGCGCGTCATCTCGCGCATGGCGGCGGGGCTGATTGCCTTCGTCTCGGCCTTCGGCTCCTCGGGGATCTCCGACTCGCCGTGTGCCTCGACGTAGACCGGCGCGGCTCCCAGCGCGTCCGGGCAGTGTGCCTTGTAGCCCGCCGAGATGGCCCGCGCAAAGAGCATCGCCTTCGGGTACTTGCGCCAGTTGTCGCCGCCGAGTCCGGCGCGCTTCGCGTCGTCCATCGTGAACGACGTGATGCCGATGGTTTCCCATCCTCCGTCGTTGGTGCGCTGCCGGAACTCGATGCGAGCCTCGTCGTCAGTCACCATCGCCCGGTAGTCGTACTTGCCCGCCCGCTTGATGGCAGCCGCCATCAGGTTCGCGGCGAGAACCGCCTTTCCCTTGATGATGTGCAGGCCCGACATCGCGTCGAAATCCGTGATGCCGAGGCCGCGACCGATGATGATCTTGGTAGCGGCTGCGGCCTCGGACTGAATGTCGGGGAACATTCCGCTTGCGCGGAACACGCTGGCTACCGTCATCGGGTCGAGTTGGCCTCCGACCGGAGCCAGTTGGGTCTGTGCGCGGATGGCGAGGTCACTCATCGGAGCCACCTCCAATCAGCAGAGCGATTGCGGCTGGAATGAACACGATGGCCGCGACAAGCGGCGTCAAATCGACGTCAGGCATGGAAGCCTCTCCTGTTCCGTGCCGCACCATGCGGCAGGGGGGACAATCTGTCCCATGCCCACTCTATCGGCACGGCAGGAAATCGTCTACACTTTTTCCTACATGACGGCAAAAAATCCGATTCCGGCCAAACTGCGCGCCCGCAGGGTCCGCGAATACGTCGAGCAGGTGCTGCGCGACCTGCGCGCCGAGCGCGTACCGCGTGACGCCGTCCGGTGCTGCTGCGTGACAGAGCCGACGTGGGATTCCCTCGACCTCTACACGATCGCGCTCGACATGGCCGAGGACTCCGAACTTCGCTTTCTCGTCCAGCAGGCGCGCGGAACAATCATCGCGCACCTCGTCAGGCAATGAGCGTATCCGAGATCGTCTCGGTGTTGCTGTAGTTCTGCGGCAGTGACAGCCCCTTGCCGTACATATCGAAGAGACGGTCGAACCCGCGCACGAACGCGCCCTCGTTGTTGTTCGTGAACGTGAACCGACCGACGTCATCGACCTTCCAATCGGTCGAGCCGGACAGGAGGCCAACGGCCTGCCCGCCGCTCCCGATCGGAGTCAACTCCGCGAACACGATCTCGTCAATGTAGACCGCAGCGGTCGCGATCGTGGTCGTTGACTCGAGGTGGAAGTACGAATCGGCTGGCACGTTGCGCGGCGAGCGGAGCGTGAGGCGGTATTGCGCCCACGACGTCGTAAGCGTGCTGACGTCTTGGCTGAACGCGAACGCGCCCGAGTCGATGATGTTTCCGCTCGCGTCCTTGATGCTTACGCGAATCTGTCCGGTCGCGCCAGCGTCCTTCTTCGCGGCGAACGCGAATACGTACGGCCTGTCGGGCGTGATCCGACCGAACGTGCCGCTGGAAGACGCGAACTGCTGCCGGATGTTGAACAGCGTTCCCGTGCCGGACAGCAGTTTCAGCGACCGCGCGCCGCGATACACCGTTCCCGTCTCGGTCGAGAAGTGCGTACCCGCTGTGCCTGTCACGATGGCCCAGCGGTCTGGCAGGTTGCCCGTCTGATCCTCAAGGTCGGAGTTCGTGAGGACGTTCAGGCCGGGACGCCCAGCGTCCACCGACGCCGAGATCGACGTGACGCGCATGATCGCGCCGGAACCGGAGGGGAATCGGTAGTCGAGCGGCGGGTACGCAGGCTGGCCGCGCACCTCGAACACCTCGGAGCCGGAAACGACCGCGCCGTTGATCGCGTCCTGAACGCATCGCGCCTCGATCGTCTCGGTGCGGATGTTCGGCCAGTCGTTCGTGCTGCCGAGCAGGATGTTCGGAGCCTCGGTCGAGTAGACCCATACGCCGTTGCCGATGTTCGACGCGCCGTAGGCTCCGGACGACTTCGTGACCGTGGTCCCGTTGATCTTCTCGGCGTCGATGTCCATTTGCCGGATGATCCACACCAGCGCGTCGGAAAGGGTCTTCGCGCGCATGACGTTGTCGGTCGAGGTGCTGGCCTCCTTGAAGCACATCTCGACCAGAGTCCGCTCGGCGGCGGCGCGAACGTCGTTGAGAACGCCGCCAGCCTCGGCGATGCGCGCCTCGATGTTCCCGGAGAGCGTGTCGATCATCCACGCATCGCCGGAGGAATACTCGCCCTGCACGTTCGCGAGGAGCGTCTTGAGGTTGTTCTGATGCGTCCTGACCGCGTCCATCATGTAGACGAGCGCGCCGAGCCGCATGAAGAGTCCGTCCGTTGCGTCGTAGTTGAATGCCATCGTCAGCCTTCCTTCGGTGCTTCATCGGTGAATGGGAGCGCGGCGTTCAGCGCGGCGCGGCGCTGGGCGCAGCCGCAGTCACCGACAACTGACTCTACGACTCGGTCCAATCCAAGCGTGACGGCGAACGAGTGTACGGCGTCTCCAAGTCCTCGCGGCGGTCCTTCGTATTTGGCGCAGACCGAGCAGACACCGGGAGATGGTCTGTTTCCGTACATGGCAGAGGCTTCTGCATGGACGCAGACGCCATCGAAGTTGTGCGCGCACTTGTTCACGATATGGTCATTGTGCCTCTGTTTACCGAGTAGTTGCCGACTATGTCTCGGCCCGCTGTGCCTTCTCGGCCAACGAGTCCGCATGAAGGAGCGATCGCGCTACCGATCGGTTGCAACTCCGATGGAGGTGAGCAGTTAGAGAATGGAACTTGCGAGCGAAAGTTGATTGAGAAATATCCGCCAGAAAGACCAGATGACGTCACGGTCGGGAATGCAATGGACGCTCTCCACGAATAGTCCGCTGGCCTTCCGGGCGATCCGCCCCACGGTGGAGTCAAGGTGAATCGTGCGCGCAGAATGTATGACGAGTCCAGACCTGTTTCGATAGATCCATCGCACCTAATCAGATAACTCATAGCCCTGATGTACTCAGGCGGGGTTGGTGAAAGTCCTGAGAAAGAGCATGCCGAGGCGGAATAGGTGACGATTGCAGAAAATGAAACCGTCTTCGTCTCTGTGATAGCCGCATGGCGAAACGTGTTGTTGTTCGGATCGCATGGGCCATGCGCCGATCTCATGCACGATTCGCTCGGTGGAGACATCGTGATGTTTCCCGTCCACGACAGCAGGAACGATCTCCCGACTAAGACTGCATTGCAGTAGCAGGCGGGACCGGGAGCCGGTCCTCCTCCTCCGCAGCAGCATCTAAGCAATGCCGCCTCTGCGGTCACGTCTCTTCACCGTACAGCGTGATGCACACCGTCGATGCGGTCGCCACGCGAACCCAGATCCGGTCGCCGGGAGCCATCAGGATCGGCGCGTCGTAGACTACCGTCGAGTGAGCCGAAGCCGACACGTCGTAGAGAAGCGCGTTCGTCGTGCCAGCCGTCTCGCTGCCCCGCGTATGGAACACGCGCACCGCGACGCTGTTGTTGTGGTTCGACGCCACCCACATCGACACGATGCGAGCCGACATCCCGCTCGGGACTTCGTAGAGGATCGTCGGGCTTGTGGTCGCAAGATCCGACGCAAGTTTGCGCGCCATCTGTGACGTGCGATCCGAGGTGTTGTACATCATGAGCAGGTCACCTGATACCCGTTCGGCACGGAGAAGCAATAGACGCCGTTCACGTCGGGAGCCGCGAAGACCGTCGTACCGGACTTGATCGGCTGGCGAACCATCGTCACGCCGTTCGGCTTCACCGTTCCGACGCCGACCGTCAGCGCGTCGTCGTCCGGATCTTCGCAGGTGTTGTACATGGTCACGGGGTCGGGCAATGCGCCACCCGGCAATGGAATGTTCGCAAAAAAAGTCTGACCGCCAACCCACTGCACCGGGAAGGCAATGTAGGTCCATCTCGGACTGCCGCCGCTGAAGGTTTCGATCCTGAAGAATCCCGGAAGGCGCGGCTGCACCGCCTCGATGTACTGATGCCCCTGCGAATCGGAACGCAGGAATCCGTACACGATCGCGTCAACCTGCGCCAACCCGCCAAGCAGCGGCACGGCAAAGTTGTTCTCCCCGATCTTCGACGTCGTGCCGCCCTCGACGGGCTGCCAGACGTTGTTGCTTGCTCCGACCACGTCGGCGTCCACGCGCTCGACTTCCTGCCACGCGACCCGTCCTTCGGTGTTGACGGCGGTCACGCGCACGGTGATGACGCGCCCGCGCGCGCCCGCATCGCCACCGGCCCGCCCCTTGCCCTCCTTGCCGAGGGATGCCTCGAGCCTTTCGATCCGCTCAAAGATGGCGTTGACGTGCGCGAACCCGAGCGCGCCGACGTTGCCGGAGGTGAATCGTGGGAAGTCCATGTCAGTCCGCGAGGATGAGATACTGCAACTTCACCGCCGCCGTGTTCGCGCGCGCGGTCGGCGCGTTCGTGCCGAGCCGGAACACTCCGGCCTCCCCGGCCTTCAGGCGCACGACCGCCGCGAAGTTCGTCCCCGTGCCGCTTCCGATGTCGAGGTAGTTCGTCGTGTCCGTGTTCCGGAAGAACGCATACCCGGCGCTCGAGACGTCGTTCATCGAGATCGTCTCGGCGTTCGTGCTGGTCCCAATGTCCTGCGCGCCGCCGGTCGCCGTCGTCCCGGTCATGGTCACCAAGATCGTTCCGGGGTTGAGCGACTGCGAGAGGAACCCGTTCTTCACGCCGAGGCTTACGTTGACTGTGATTTCGTTCGGCATCAGAAGTTGTCCGAGATGAGGTTGAAGTCGTAGAGTTGCTGGAACGGCTGCACGAACGAAACGCGCTCGGCGTGGAACCCGTACTGCGGCTGGAACGCAAGCAGAACCGACTGCTGCGAGTTGCGCCTCGGAACCTGCACCATGTGGTAGTCGGATCGGTACTCGAACCGATGCTCGATGCGGAACAGGTTCATGTTCACGCGCGAGGAGTTGAACCCGGTGTACACCAGCGTCCCGACCGCGAAGCCCTCGAACGTCGAGACGTTCCGCTTGCCCACGGCTTCGGCGAGCATGGCCAGCCGCCCCGGCATCTGCACGTCGCGGATGTTCTCGGAGATGGTCAGGCTCACGACAAGCCCGAGGATCGACGTCGGAATACCGCCGCTGTCGATCGGGACGCCTCCGATGTCCTGCCCGTTCGACCCGAGGCCTCCGTACGCGCTCGGCACGTTGATTCGGTAGGCGTCGAGGAACACAGCCTGCGTGGCCGTCGTGCGCTCGACGTAGATCAGGTCGTTTGGCGAGTTCGACCCGGGGCCGTAACTGAACGCCACCCGCCACGTCGCCTTGCCGTCGCCCAGCGGCTCCGCGTTGAACGAGACGGCGTAGACGCCAACCTCGCCGGGGAACAGGTCGCCGATCTGCGGCAGGCCGTCCGCGCCAAGGACGATGTCAACCGGGCGCGTGATCGGAGTCAGGTCGTCCCAGACGTGGAACGTCCGCGTACCCGTGACCTTGCCGCCGGATACGCTCAGTTGCCGCGACTGAAGTTGTTCATGTACCGTCGCCATCAGGCAAACGTCGCCTCCTGCGTCGTGCGAACCTGCGCGTCGATCTTGTTGAGGATGCCGCGCAGCGCGTCAAGCGCCATCTGATCCATGCGCCGCTTTTCCGCCTCCGGATACGCGCTGAACTTGAACTCTCCGATGGCCGTCGAGACGGAGCCGACGCGCGCGGAAGAGCGGATGTCCTTCTCGAACTGCTCTGCTGCGGACTCGCGCTCTTCGTTCAGCACCTCGATGCGCTTCTTCCGCTCCTCCTCGAGCGCCTCCATGCGCTTCCTCTTTGCTTCCTGATCCTCGATGTCCTGAAGGTCCATCTTCAACTGGTGCTCGATCTCGATGAGCCGGACTCGTTCGTCGCTTGCCGCCTTGAGGTTGTCCATCTCCCACTGGAGGTTCTGCTTGCCGAGTTCGTCCTCGATCTGAAGTTCGTGCAGGTGGACGGTCGATTGCCGGAACTTCTCGCGCTCGCGCTCGATCTCCCGGTCGCGCTCGATCTCGATGGCCTTGATCTTGTCTCCGGACAGGAGCGCGCGCTCGACGGCGGCTTCCGCGCGCAGGTCGGCCTCGCGCTCGACGTTCTCCTCGATCATGCGAAGGCGCTTCCCCTGCACGACGTCGAGAAGCGCCTCGTCCTTGCCGCGCATCTCGCTGATGCGCTTCTCATGGGCCAGCGCCCTGTTCCGGTCTGCCTGCTGCTTGTCGAGTCGGACGTTCGTCTGCGTCAGCAGCATCGCCGCCTCGTCGGAGATCTGCCGCTTGCGCTTGTCGATGTCCTGCGGGCTTTCTGCAAACGCCGACGTCACACCGGATTCGATCAACTCCACCACCGCTCCGGCGAGCGGAAGCCGCTTCACCATGTCGAGCATGGCCTGACTGAAAACCTTGTCGCCCTTCACCACGTTGGCCATTTCTCGAAGCATTCCGTCCGCAGCCGAAATGCCGATCGCAGCGCCAATCAGGCGACCTATCTTCTTGTCGCTGAACTCGGCGCGGACTCGATCTCCGAAGGTTGGTGCAAACGACTTGGTCGTCTCCCTCGCCATCGCCTCGCCGAGCGACTTCGCCGCCGGAACGGAAGCACGAACAGCCTCCTTCACTCCGGAGTCGATGCCCTTGGAAATGCCTTCCTTCGCCGGTTCCGCAAGGAGATCAACGATCTCGTCCGATGGACCGCCGCCGATCGACTTCGCGGCGTCCGTGCTGGCTACCTTGAAGGCCGACGCAGCGCGCGCACCGGCGGCGGTGAACGCCTTCTCGATGGCGGTGAACTGCGCCTCGAGCGCGCTCATCTCTGCCTGTACGGAGATGTTCAGGTTGCCTGCGTTCATCGTCCCTCGACGTATCGGCGCATCCAATCGCCGCCTTCACTCGACTGCCCGTGGCCGTTGGCCGAGAGCCGGAGATGCGCCTCGAACTCGCCGCACGTCAGGTCGAGCGGATTGCCGAGTCCCGGCGCGCTGCGGGCGATCAGGTGCGCCTCGGCGAAGACGTCGCGCACGATGGCGCGCCGAGGCGTCAGTCGTTTCCCGAGGCGGGTTCCGTCGTGTCGTCCTCGATCTTATCCGTGTCCATTCCAAGCGCCTCCAGCGCGGCCCTGATGGCCTCGCGCGCGGTCGCCTTGCCGACGAACTCGAGCGCCCGATCGACGCTACCGATCGCGACCGTCAGGACGCGGATCTGACCCTGCGTCGTGTAGCAGTCGAGGAAGAGCGCCGCGACGTTCAGCGCCTTGCGCCGCGCCTCCGCGACGAACTCGGCGGCGTCGGCCTTCGCCATGCCCACCAGCGCGGCGTCTGCCGCCGCCGAACGCGCCCGCTCTGCCGACAGGTCGTCCGACAGCGCGAGCCTCTGGCGAACCGTGAGCGGCGCGAGCGAGAACGTAGAGCCGCCTGCCGTGACCGTCCAATCCGTGACGCGAATCATGCCTTGAGCCTCCTCATGCGGTCGAGGAACATATCGACGCCCGTCGCAACCACTGCGACGTCGGACGCGCGGCGCGCATGGATCGACTCGACCTCCTCGATCCTGCGGCGCTCGGCGGAAAGCGCGAACGACACCGCCTCCTCCTCCTTGATCCGACCCGGCGAGATGCGCCGCGAACGGACGACACCATCGCGGAAGGCGATGGTGACGACCCAATCCGAATCGCTCGGCTGGAAGACCTCTGTGACCTGCGATGGGATCATGGCGATTTCAGATCAGCCAAGAGATGACGGGTGCGGTTCCGTCGCCGTTCGAGAAGTTGCAGGTGATGGTGTTGTCGCCCGTCTTGTCCACGTTGAACGCGAAGCCGTTGAAGATGCAGTTCGCGCTGATCTTCGCATCGCTCGTACCGGAGCCGTCCGAAAGGTTCAGCGTCAGCGCGGCGGTCGAGGTCTGGAGGAAGATGCACTGGGTGGCGCTCGACGTCGTCGCGCTTCCGATGCCCGGAACGCCGGTCAGCGACCCGGTCAGGTCGAGCATTCCGAGGCGTCGGCGACGACCCGTGTCAGAGAAGCCCGTGACCTCGCTCTCGACGCGGCTCAGGGTCGCGGCGAAGGTGCGAATCTGCATGACGTCGCCTCCTGCCGGGAGGGTCACGGAGCCGTCGTTGCCGCAAAGGTAGGTGGTGATTGGCATGGTTGGATCTCAGGTGTCGAAGGCGTAGGCGCGGTACTGAATCAACATCGACCACGCATCATCGGAGAATGAGGGGACTCCAGCGCTCGTCAGGACGAACTTGGCCCGATCGAACCCGGTCGGCGAGAGCGGCAGCGAGAGCGCCGTCGCCAGCGCGGACGCCGCCGAGTGGATGTCCTGCGTCCCGGTGTTGCCAAAGAAGAACGTGAACTCGAAGTCCACGACGTAGCGGGTCGCGCTGTTGTGCGGCTCGACGTCTACGTTCGTGACGCGGTAGGTCAGCAACGGAAGCGGTGCGTTCGCCTGCCCGACGTCGAGGTAGATCCGTGTACCGACGATCGACGTCAGCGCGGTCGTTGCCGCGAGTCGGGCCTTCAGGGCGTCGAGGATCGACTGCATCATCGCACGGACCTCATGTGCCTGTCGATCGAAAGACCGATGATCTTCGCGACGAACGGCTCGACCCGCTTCACGGTCGGCTGGACGTATGGGCGCGCAGCAAGCCGCGTCCGTGGGCTTCCGTACTCGAGAGCGCGCGCGTACTCGAGGTTCGTTCCGAGGACGTACAGAACCGACTTGCCGCGCTTCTCCTCGATGTACGCAAACCCTTCCGATTTCGGGGCCGCAGCGCCGATCCATTTTGGCGGCTCGATGGTCCACGAACGAAGCAGCGCACCCGTGTTCCATGCTGGAGGATCGCCGGGAGCCGACGCGATGTGCCATCCGCGCGCGCGGAGGTTTCGACCATTCTTTCGGCCCTTGGCAACGCGATATCTCCGGCCCTTGCCGCGATTGAAAAGCGTCTTGCGAAGTTGCTTCTGCATCTCAACGGCAACGCGAGTCATGCCCGTAACGACGCCGTCGCGGATCGTGTCCGACACGAACTTCGGGGAACCTCCGCGCCATGTGAAACTCACAGCGACACCTCCGGCTCGACCTCGACGCACTCGATCTCGGTATGGTTCAGGTGCGCCGCCGCGCCCGTGTCGCCGAGGAACCCCGGGTTCACGACGCCCGTGACGCGCCACGTCTTGACGCTGTCCGTCCCCGAAACCTTGTCGTGGATCTCGTCCGCGATCCGCACGTCCGAGCAGCCCTCGACGTAGATCGTGGTCGTAGTCCGACCGTTCTCTCGGCCCTGCGCGACGTCGCTCGACTGCGCTCCGGGCTGGATGAACCCGTGGATCGTGAACTCGCGCGAGTACGATCGCGCAGACTGCCCGTCGCTGGCGACGGTGAAATCCGGCCTGTAGACGAACAGGCACTTGCCGAACTGGGCGATGATGCCGCCGATGCTCAACGCAGCCTCCGGTATCCCGCCAGCAGTTCGCGGATCTCCTGCTGCTGCTCCGACGCCGCGCGGCGGCTGTAGGAGTACCCGCCGAGGCTTTCGCTTGCGATGCCAGCGTCTCGCGTCCTGTCGCGGAAGAATCGCCCCGTGACAACCAGCGTAGCCTGAACGACGTCGTAGGGGATCGTCGCGAATCCGCCCGTGTAGTCCACCAAGACCGACTGATATTCCGCGAGGAAGTCGCCCGAGACGATGCCCTTCTCCTCGTCGATCCGGTAGTCGGACAGGCTCTCCGTCCACCCTTGCAACAGGCACGACGACGCGCGGAGGTCGCGGCCAGCGACCTTGCGGACGTACATCGACGGCACGTTCTCGTTGGCCGTCGCCGCGAATCCCGTCGTCGCATTGACCTGCGCGGCGAGTTCGTTCGTCGTGTCGTACGTCGCAAGCGAGATGTTGGTCGAGGTCGTCGCGCCGGTGCTGCTGCGGCGGTGCAGGTGCAGGTGCATCGAATCGACGGAGACGGACGCGAACGCATCCGTCGAGTCGGTGCTGTTGACGGTCAGGACTGTGTCCGTCGCGCCGCCCACGAAGAAGACCTGCGCCGCCGGAGGGTTCCGAAGCACGATCCGATCCGCGCCGTAGGAGTCATGGACCTCCTGTACCCGGGCGTCGGTGAACCGGCGACCGCAGTACGTCTCGACCCACTTCGACGCGCGGTCGATGCACGACTCGAGGATGGCGTCGTTTGCCCCCGACGTGACGCCGAGGAACGTCTTTGCCTCCGCGAGTGTTACGAGCGACGTTGCGGCTACCGCCATTGGCTACGACTCCTTCGGCTTCCTCTTCGGCGCTTTCGGCGGGCGGGTGGAATCCGCGAACAGCGGCGCAGGCTCGATCAGCCTCTTGGCGTAGCCGCCATCGACAAGCCGATCCGCCGTCGTCCCGTCTGCGTTGAACACGGTCCCGGGCCTCAGTTCGCGCCTTCCGGAACCCGGCACGAAGACGGCGCAGTTCCGAAGGCAAATCAGTAGGTCTTGCATGATTCCGGCCTCCCGTGCTTTGTGTAGTCGCCGGACCACTGGTTCACGACCTCGAGGTTTTCACCCGGCCACGTCACGGTCAACTGGAGATGTCCGATCCGGACGCGCGGAGACGCGGCGACCACGTTCCCTGCCTCTCGGAAGCGATGCCAGAACCAGATGTCGTCGTCGGTCTTCAGCGGACCCCAGCGGTTGTCCGCGTCGGGCTTCGAATGGAACCACGGCTTCGGCATCCGGCGCAGCGCGTCAGTGCGGATCAGCGACAGGCCGAAATGACCCGTCTCGCACTCGACCGCGTCCGTGTGGAACTCCGTCGATTCGACCTTCGTCCGGCGCTTGCCGTCCGCGTCGAGCATCGTCAGCAGGACGTTGTTCCGGTCGCGCCCGATCTGAAGCGGGAACAGCGCGTCCACGTCGGGCCGCGTCTCCATGATCTGCCACAGGCGGATGACGTCGTTCTCATCGAAGATCGAGTCGAAGTCGATCGTCAGGACGTACTTGCGCTCTGCCTCCTCGCAGACCTCCTCCATGATCCGCTCGAGGCACTGGCCCCAAAAGACCCCGGTGGACTTCAGGAAGTCGATGCCGAGCCGCGCGCACGTCAGGTGCGTAGCGGCCATCGTGTCGGTCCACGCAATGCGCGGCATCGACATGATCGCCTTCACGTCGCGCATCGGGAGTTTCGGCAGCGGCAGCGCGAACTTTCGCGCGACCGCGCGGAGCGTGTTGCCCTCGCGCTCGATCGGGCCGAGCCGCTGCAATCCGGCCATGTCCAAAACGCGGCTCAACTTCTCCCGGTTCCACAGGCTCTTGTACCTGCCGTTCCCGAGCGCCATCTCCTCGACGCTTCCATCGCCGCTGCCGTAGGCCGCGTGCGCCATGTCGTAGTCCGGAACGACGAACGCCGCGCGCTGGCCATCGGCCAGCCTCGCGGCGCATTCCTTCGCCCGTTCCAGTTCCTTGCCAACCTCGGCCTTGGCGAGTTCGTCGCCGAAGTCGAGAACGTCCTCTGTAGTCCTCGTCATGCGTTCCTCCGTGTTGTGATCCTCCACAGATGGAGGGAGGGCCGTAGCCCTCCCCCCATCCTACAGAGGATCGGGATTCGATCAGACCTGCGAGAGATTGGCCGTGCCGATCTCCGCTGCGGTCGTGCAACCGTCGCTCGGCTCCGACAGTTCGACCATGATGATCGGCTCGGAGGTGGACGCGAGGCCGAACGTCGGGCGCAGGTAGCGGCGACGTCCGCGCAGGTCCACTTCGTAGACGATCTTCGCGAGGGTCGTCGCGACGGTGTTGGCGCTGGGCGTGTACGCCGTGCCGGAGCCGGCGGCGCTGATGGTCGTCCAGTTCGTGCTGTTGTCGTCGTTCTCGGCGAGGGTGTTGTTCGCGCCGGTCGTGTGGACGGCAGCCGTGCTGTTTGCGATGCAGTAGATGCGCGCGTAGGAGAATCCGCGCGTGTCGATCGACGCCGTGAGGGTCGATACGTTGGATGCGCCGATGGCGGCGATGACGAACTTGCTGTTCTGACGCATGGGAGTTTGTCCTTGCGGGTGGTGGTGGTGGTGGGCTGCGGCAGGGACCGGAGTTCATCCGGCCCCCGCCGCCGCATGGGAGGATCAGAGGGTCAACTTCACCATTGCGCCGTACGCGCTGGATGAGCCGACGTTGGCGCACACGATGTCGAACCGCTGGGTTCCGCGCACCGCGAGTTCGTCCTGCTCGAACGCATTGAGCGCCGAGTCGGAGAACGCAACGGTCTGCTGTCGGCGGTCGCCGAAGATGCAGCCTTGCGCGAGGTCGCCGATGTAGGCGAAGGTCGCGCCGCCCGACTCGGTGACGGGGATCACCTGCGCGAACTCGACCGGGTAACCGAAGAATCGCGGATTGGCGAGTCCGTTCGCCATCTCGGCAGCGGTCACGCCGCCAGCCGCCATCGCAAGGCGCTCGAAGACGCCGTGGTAGGCGTTCTTGGAGCAGAAGACCTTGATGTTGTTGCGCTGAGCCGCCCACGCGGGCAACTTGCGGAGCGCAGCCGAAATCTCGACCTGCGTGACCGCAGCGTAGGTCGCCGCGCTGCCGTCGCTGACCTGATAGGTCGCGTCGGTCAGGGCGTTCGCGAGGCCGACGATGCCGCCGTAGGTGGACGTGCCGTCGCCGTTGAAGCCGCAGTCGTCCTCCTTGAGCGCGAAGGCGTACGCGATCTCGCCAGCGAGGTCGTCGCCGAGGCCAACCACGTTGTCCTCGTTCAGTTCGCTCGAGATGGTGGTGAGGACGCCCAACTTCTTGGCGACCAACTGCACCTGATCGAGAACCTGCTGCGACTCGGTGATGGCCTGCGCCTCGCCGACGAAGTACGCGGTCACGGTCGATGCGCGCTTCGGAAGGCGCTTCGTGTCCGAACCCATCGCCACGACGCGCGCGTTGCGGCGGAACACGCCGTACTGCTCGCGGAGGGTGATGAGTTCCGACTCGAACTCCTCAGGAACGGCGAAGCCGCCCTGCGAGTTGATGCCCTCGATGTGGCCCTTCATGCGGATGAGCGGAAGGCCGTTCGACTTGCACCACTCAGCCGACTTGACGTGGCCGAGAGCGCCGAGCGCCCAGCGACCGAACTTGTAGGCCGATTCGGTGGTCTTGAGGTTCTTCAGGCGACCGAAGACGCGCGCCTTCTCCCAGTCCTTGCCCATCTCGGCGCGGACGTGGAACTTGTGCGCGAGGACTTCCTGCGCGAGGTTCTTGCGAACGCTCTTCGCGATCTCCTCGGCGCTGGCGGCGTCCTCCTCGATCTCCGGGGCCGCAGCCGGAGCCGCAGCCTTGATGACGACGTCGAGAGACGACGGATCGACGGCCATTCCGGCCTCGTCAACGATCATGTAGTTCTCAAGGACGAGCGCCTTCTGCGCGATGACGCCAGCCTCGCCCTTCTGCTTCGCGGCCTTCTCGAGCACGGTCGAGAAGTCGCTGAGGTTCATGGTCTTCATGTGGAAACTCCATCAGTTCGGCTGATCTCTCTCTTCAATCCCAAGGGTGTCTTGCAGGCACTCGCCGTAGGTACACCCGGTCAGAGATAGATCGAGCCTTTCGCACGGGCGATCTCGCGCCGCACGATGCTGTCAAGGTCAATCGGCGCGCGCTTGGCGCGAGTTGAGGCCGCAGGCACGTTCACCGTCACGACCACGCGCTTCGGGGCATCGACGCCGAACCATCGCTTTGCGGCGACCGGCGAGACGATGCCCTTCTTGACGGCGGTGATGAGCGCTTCCGGGTTCGCCTGAAGCGGCGCGAGGCTGACCTCGAGCAGTTTCCAGCGCGAGAAAATCGTGGAGACGTTGCCGCCGTACTTCTTGCGATCGACCTCGGTCGCGCGGCGCGTCCCGCCCTCCTCCGGAACGTAGCCGACGCTGACGCCGTTGACGATCCCCTGCCCGACCAGCGCGGCTGCGACCTCGGGGAAGAACTCGCCCGAGTAGCCGTCCGGGCGCTGCGCGAACGCGAAGTCACCGACGATGTCGCGCTCCCTGCGCTTGATGCCGACGCACTTTCCGACAGGCTCGGAGTAGTCGTGGTTCCAGAAGAGGACCGGGTTCTGCTCGAACTCCTTGGAGTTCATGCCCTGCGGGATCAGCACCTCGCCGTCTCGGTCGATCGTCTCTGCGGTGATTACTGCGGTGAATCCCTTCGCGGTCCCCTCGAGCCGCGCCGGGAGCGCCTTGCGGTTGATCGTGTTCATGGGTTGACTCCTGCATCGATGGCGATTCGCCGTCGCTCCGCTTCGCCAGCGGCGCTGGCGTCGATCTCGCGCGAGATGGCCTCGAACTCGTCGTCCAGCACCGGGAGCATCGAGCATCGGCAGTTCGGGTGGAGCGGCGGGCCTGCGACGTCTTCGTAGTCGAGGACCATCTCGCGCCGCTTTCCGCTTTCATCGGGAACACCGAAGATCAGATCGCCCTTCTGAAAGAACGTGTCTCCGACGCCGATCGACTTCTCTCCGTACTGCTTTGCCACGGCCTCGCAGAACTCGCACGGGTCCGGCGCGAGGAGCCACGTCTTGCCCTTCACGACGCCGGTTGCCGACCACGCCTCGACCTCTGCCGTCCGCGCGGCGCGCGCCGACTCGGTGCGGGCGACGGTGCGCGCGCGGCTCCACGATCCGTCCTGATCCTTCTGCGACTCGGCCCAGTCCTGAACCCGGGCCGCGAGTTTCTGCGTGTTCTCGCCGTTCTCGAGGCCCGTGCCAAGCACCTCGCGGACGCGGACGGTCTGCGTCTCCACGACGCCGGACGCCGTCTGCCGCGCCAGCCGGATCGACTCCGACTCGGCGTACTTCGCGAGGTCTGCCCGCTCCAGTTCGAAGTCCACGCCGCTGGAAACCTTCGCGACGGTGTCGAGGCCGATGTTCGCGCCGGTCGAGATCGCTTCGCGCAAGTAGGGCGCAAGCGCGTCCACCAGTTCGCGCTGGTAGTTACGACTGCGGAGGATGCGCTCGGCGCGCGAGATGAGATCGGCGGTCGGCCTCTCGGCCTTGGACAGTTCGTCGAGGACCGCAGCCACCTGCGCGTCGAACACGCGGGATACGGCCTTGGACGCCTCGTCCTCGGCCTTGCCGATCTTCTCGGCCTCCTTCTCGGCGTTCTTCACGCGCAGCCATCCGGCGAGATCGTGCGTGTGCTTGCCGACGAACTCGGACTGCTTGACGGTCTTTCGCGAGGCGCAACCGCATCCGCAGGACTTCTTTGCGGCGCGACGATCTGCGTTCACTTGGTCGAGCGACTTGCCTTCCGCGCACATCGAGTACGCGATGGCGACCGCCTGATCTTGCTCGTAACCTTCGTCAATCAGTTTCCCGATCTTGCCGGACACGCAGTCGGAGAGCGCATCCTTCGTGGCGATGGCCTTCGGCTCGACCTCGGGCGCTGCGGGCGCGGCGGGCGCGGCAGGCTGCGCCGACGCACCGAACAGGCCAGCGAACGGCGAAGCGGCGGGCTGCGGCGGCTGGCCGCCGAGCGGCTGGCCGTTGATGAGGAGTCGATCCGCGCTCGGATCTTCCAGCCTCTCCAAGCCCT